TTTATAAGGATGCCTACACATATATTTAATAACATTCCCTTCGGCAAAAAGAAGTCTATTTTCATGGACAAACCTGCTGGGTTGAATCTTCATTTTTTTATAATGAGAGCCGCCAACTTGTTGGTCGTATTCGCTTATAATATTCTTTCCGTGGTTCTTCTTAATAGCCATAAAGTTTTTTTAGCTCGACTACATGCTACGTAGCGCAATCTAATTCTAGTAAATCTATCCTCCCATCGTGGTAAACTTTCATCTAAAATAACGTTATCGAACTCTGTTCCTTTGATGGAGTGAATATTTTCATAAAAGATTCGCAAGTCTTTCTTTAAATCAACATTGTCTTTGATTATTTGATTAATATATTCTGTTCTTTTAAAAGTTTCAAGCTGTGTTGCTCCTGCTTCTTTTAATTTAATATCTTCATACTTAGTATATTGTTTTGCCTCAGGCTTGATTAACCCGTCTTGAATAAATTCATCTACAGTATAATCGCGCTTAACATAACCTTTAAAATCAAACTCTCCCTTTCCATGTGCAATTAATTTAGAACCTCCTTTTTTCCAGAAGTCTTTTATCTCTGTTAAATGAAGAGGTTTTCCTCCTATCCAATGTGGAAAATTACGATGACAACTTATCTCCCAATTTTTAACAAAAACAATATCAGTTCCATAACGTCCATAGCGGATGCCGTGTCTTTTAAAAAAAGCAAGAATGGTATCTCTGGGCCCATTTCCTCCGCGGTAAGTAAATATAAAAGATTCGTCTGTATTTTTTAAACGATCTAAGAGTAATGAAAGTTGTGGACATTGATTTAAGTTCTCTAGTCTATATATTTCTCCTTCCTCATTCGTAGGAATCCACGTACGTCGATAACCATAATGCTTCCAAATGGGTTCAATAATTGATTTACAATATTGATTAATACGCTTAGGACAACGATGACCTTGTTCTAATTCTTCATCAGGGTTAATGGATATTCTACTAAAATAGTCGGGATCAGCTCCAGCGAATGCAAAAATGGCTTGATCAGGATCCCCTGCCCAATATACTTCCTGAGCTTTTTTTTCCATTTTATCTAAAGCTTTTCTTTGGGGCACACTGGAGTCTTGTGCTTCATCTACAATAAGAACATCTAAATCAGGGTCCTTAGGAGCTTCATAAAAATGTTCTATCATATCTATAAAATCTTTTAGATAGGAAGATTTTCCATTAAGCTTGATATCTTTTTTAAAATCTTGATAGTAAATATTCAATTCCTCCAGTTGAGATAAAGTATATTTATAATCGGCTCGATCTTCATTGGTAAGACGAGGGGAATTCCAATATTCAGCAAGAGTAAACCCATTATCTTTAGCGAATCCTAGAAACCTAAAGAAAGGATGCTTTTTATTTAAAGATTTAAGATCTTTTGGTCCGTTATAATAACGTTGAAACATTACTTTTCGACGACAAAGCTCCATATAAGTTGCTTCATCAAATACCTGAGCATTGAATAGATTATTTTTACAATAACGATGAATAGTGGAAACTGTTCGTTCAAAAAGCTTTTTGTTTTTAATTGTTATTTTATCCCACACTACGACATTATATTTTTTCTCATAACGTCTAGCTTCTTTTTCATCTAAAATTTTAGCTCGGATCTCATCAGCAGCGACATTGGTGTGAGAAATAACTTGTATTTTCTCAATAGTATATTTTTGGATACGGCTATAATAAATTTCTACCAACCTCGTGGTCTTTCCTGTCCCTGGTGGACCAATAATAAATTTTCTCTTCATGGGTTTACTTTCTTATTTTCAATGACTTCTCCCTCAATTGTTAATTGACTTTCTTTAATATTAAAATTTTTAATCTCCCAAGTTACACAAGAAATTTCCTCTTTTCCTTTGCTAACTTTTCCAGTTTTCTTTTCAGCTTTAAGTACTCTTTTTATTTTTGTGCATAAGGCACCTCGACTGATTTTTATTTTTCTACTTTTAAGAAACTTACTAAATTGATTCAAGTTAAATTCTAAACTTTTGTTTTTTATATTAAAATAATTTACACCCTCTAATAAATTTTCTTTTTTAGTATAAGCATTTATTAATTCTAAAAACTCACCAAAAGTTTCTTTAAATTCATAGTCTTCGTTGGCTTCTTCAGGAGCTACTTCTTTCAATCTTCTGTCGAATTTTTCTTTCATAATTTCTTTATACTGTCCTGACTTCATATCAGGCAACCAAATACTGGCTTGCTCTAATGCAGCATCGTAAAAGGCTTCTTTGTTTCGTAGTGTTGGTCCGTCAACTTCTATTCTTTCTTTGTCTTTCTCTGGGTCACTTGATTTTGCATCTATAAAAAATCTAGGAGGTCTACTGGTATATTCAGTTATATCGCCTATAACTTCGCTCGCTTGTACGATTCTTTCTCCCGGACCTATTCCATATTTTCTGGTGATGCAAAGTTTTGAATCACAAACTCGTTGAATAGGTTGCTGGTGACAAGTGTATTTGTAATCTTTTTCTAAGGATTTAATAGTTTTAGAAACTTCAGGATCAGACAGAGGAGGAGTAAAATATCTTCGATTAGCCTCTCTTAGTAAATTTTCCCATGTGTGAGGTTGTCCCTTTTTATCTAAGAATTCTTTATGAGATTTCTTGTAGAATATTCCAAAATTTATTAGCGCTGAATCTCTTTCTCCTTTTCTTATCTTCTCTTCTATCAAAGCTAATAAACAAGGGGGAGCTTCTTTGTAAGGATTTTTTCCATTACCCGTTGGAGGTTTAATTTTAAGGGATAAAGGAGTTTCTATTTTAAGAAAAGCTTTGAAATTTTTAACCACATATTTGTCATATAATTTAAAAAACTCTGCTATAGTAGCTGCTTCAAAATTGTCTTTAAAAGCATAACGTGAACCTTCTTCAACATTAAAATAGGGAAGATTTAAAAAATTACCTACATCTCCTCGTGAAGCTAAAATCTTAGTTTGTTTGGGATAAATACAATCAAGTATATCCTTTATTCCTAATAATGCCGCACACTTCTCTAAGGCATATTGCATTTCTGAAGCAGGTACAAAAATCTCGGAGAATAAAAATAAATGCGCGCCCCCGCTCTTGGAACGACACATTATTAAAGGGAGACTTTTTTCTCTTATTTTTTGTAATAAGGCTTCATAATCATAAGTATATTTATCAATATCTATACATCCCCATTTACAAACATTGGCTGCAGTGACAGGAAAAATTCCTAGACTAGGATCTATTCCATCGAGATGTTTTTGCCATAATTCATCAGTGAGAGGTTTTTTAATAACAAAAGCTTTGCCTTTTGTTTTTTGCGTAGGAAGATTACTTACCTCTCTTATAAAATTACCATAGGCATAATCTAATCCTTCAAAGATCTGTTTAAAGTAGTTCAGCATAATATGCGGGGCGGCTTAAGTCTCCCGCTGCCGCCCCATATTCCCCCTGAGGAAGATTATAAACTTATCCCAGGTCTGCTTTCGACAGTCTCAGGTTTTGCTTGAACTTTCCCTTTACTTATTTTTTCAGAAAAGCCTTTAGCCATTTCATAAATTGCTGTGTCTTTGACAGGGCCAACTTTATTATAAGTCCATCCAAACCATGTTCCTTTGTCGTTAGTCATTTGAACAGTTTTTAGATTATAAATGTGGCTATATGTTGGCGGAGTAAATAAACCTTTCTCACCCTGTAACTTAATTCCCATCATGGTTGTAAGCCATTTTCTACTCACAGATAATGATGTAGATTTCATAGAAATTAAAGCAGTTGATGGATTATCGCCCAATAAAAATACAAAGTGATTAGCAGTGGTTTCAATATAATTACCATTCGTCAATCTGTCTTTGTTAAATTTATCACGAGTTACTTTACTCATGATATCACTATCCGCTCTATGGACAGCAACTGGACCTCCAGAGCTTGTTCCACGGTCTTGCCATTCTACATATTGCTTAAGGTAGTGACATGGTAATACATTTATACCTTTAACACCGTCATAAAGTTCTTTAGTGACGCTGTTAAAAATCATACCAGGTTCTGATCCTTCAACATATTTTCCATCTTTCTTATTAACTTCAGGAGATAGAGGCATCAAAACTTTTAAGAATGGCAACGCTAGATCTTCTTGCGTTATGTTTTGAGTGCCTTTGTCTGCATCAGCTTCAAATACATTAATGGCTAATGCACCTTCTTTTCTTATGGTTACTTCTTTTGTGTTTCCTTCTTTGCTCATTGTTATTGTTTCCTTGTTATTTTGGTTCGGTTTCCTACGAACACGTTAAAAATATCCATGGGTATATCTTTTCCATTTTCGATACGCTCCTGGACAAGTGCTTTGAGAGTCATGGGTTCAACCTTCATCTTTTGTGTCGGTTGATACCCCTGACTCTGCGCAAGGTTAGCATATTCTGCCGCCTTGTTATCTTCGTCCATTCCAAAGGAGACGGTAATATTATTTTTAATAATATCACCTAGGTTGTTTGCACGAAGCCAATTATACGCAGCTTCTCTATTCTTTTCCGAGATGTTTGCGCCATAATATGGTTTTACCTCAACTGCAGATCCATCTGCAAGTTTGAGAGATGATAATCCCATTTCACTTAGAAGTGTAGGGATAACTTCATCTGAAATTCTTTGAGCTTCACGTTGTTTATTTTTTAAAGCTTGTCCTTCAAATTTAAGTTGGTCTTCTAAAGCTCTTAACTTTTTAATTTGATCGGCTAATGAAGTTAGATCCGATGTACGATCTAAAATTTCTTCTTGATCTTTTTCAAAATTAATTTGATTCATCTAATTCTCCTTTCTCGTGTAGATTTATATCAATGGAATAATATTTTCTTTCTTGTTTATCCCACTTAAGTAATTTGTACTTACCATTTGTTATATCAGAGACTAGAGAACATGCAACTCCTATTATTGCAGGATCTCCTGTTAATAACAAATAATCCTTGGTTGTGTAATCCTTTAGAAGAGCTCTAAGTTTAAAAATTAAAGGGCCAGGAGAAAAAATAATTTGTGATTTTTCCGGTAAACAAAACACAAAATCGCCATATTCTCTTGCTCCTAAAATATTAATTCGAGGGGTTCCTTCACTGGTCCCCGGTATTTCTTGAATGACATAAACTTTTGGAGTTTTTTCTTTCATGTTGACATTATATAGGTCAGCATATATATTAAGTCAATAGAAAGATGAAATATAAGTTTAAAACAGTACCCTATGGGCATCAGCTCAAGGCATTAGAAATGTCTTGGAACAAGGAAACGTATGCCTACTTCATGGAAATGGGAACCGGAAAAACTAAAGTGTTACTAGATAATATGGCCATGCTCTATGATCAAGGAAAAATCGATGGAGCTTTAATTATTGCTCCTAAAGGTGTAATTAATACTTGGTACCAACAAGAAATTCCTATTCATTTACCTGATCATATTGAACATAAAACTGTTTTATGGCAAGCGAATATTACCCAAAAACAACAAGATAAATTAGATTTATTATTTGAAACAGGACAAGATCTTCATATTTTTATTATGAATGTAGAAGCTTTAAGCACCACTAAAGGTGTTAAATTTGCTTATAAGTTTATTTCTTCTCATAAAACTTTGATGGTGGTGGACGAAAGTACTACTATTAAGAATCCCAAGGCTAAACGAACCATGAATATTATTAAATTATCTAAGTTTACCAAGTATCGTAGAATTTTAACGGGTTCGCCCGTTACAAGAAATCCTCTAGATCTTTATAGTCAGTGTGAATTTTTGAGCTCTGTCCATCTGAACAGTGGGTCCTTTTATTCTTTTAGAAATAGGTACGCAGAAATGAAAACTATGAATTTTGGTGGACGTCAGGTTCAAATTGTAGCTTTTTATAAAAATCTGCAGGAACTAGCCGAGAGATTAAAATCTTTTTCTTATCGTG